TTGTCGTAGATTTCAACTGCGGTGGAGCCTGTAAGGGCGTCTACTCGTGTGGGTAATGTTCCCGAGGCTGCGTGTCCTGTGTATGAGGCTTCGTATGGTAAAAGATTATATCTATAACCATCTTCGTTTTTGTCCGTTGGTGATTTGTAGGGGTATATACTTGAGATTACAGGATTAGATTCATCAACCTGTTGAATTGGTATGAAAACAGATACTCTAGCGTTTGGTAACCCAAGTCCGTTGTTTGCAGTCACCCTACCAACAATAACACCATAGTCTGCACAAGCTCTTGTGTAGATATCTGTTTGTTGTATAGTCAAAGACAAGATTTCTAAAAACTCAAAATCTTGGTCCAACTGTAGGTTTAGTGTTTTGTTAACTCCTAACTCCGTTCTAATTCTGTAGGATTGACCCATCAAATTCTTTAAGCAATAAATAGTTTAAGTGTAATTTTCCAAGGACATAATTACACATCTTAAAAATAAGTCAAACTGACTTTAAATAAACTAATTAAGAAAAAGTAGTAGACTGAAAATTCTTAACAGATACCTTGATGTCCTTTGCAGGATATCTAATTTGATAAACTTGGGATGGTTGTGCGAATATTGTGTTATCAACAGGTTGAATTTGTTTTGTTTCAGGGTCTTCATAAAGCATCGAAGTTTCCGCTGATGAGTATTGTCCACCTACTTTATTGAATACTTTAATTTCCGTAACAGATAACACCCCGTTCTCGTTTTGAATAATGCTACTAATTTCAGAAAGATTAACATTCTGACCTAATTCTCTTCCTTGTGGGTCCATATAGGTTGCAAGTCTATCAACAACTGCAGAAATTACTTGTCCTGAGTTTTGTGCCGAATCTAGAACAATACTAACTTCAAAACTTAAATCTATTACTTCCGCAGAAAGGATAGATATATAATCATTCATCATTCTGTAGTTTGATAAATAAGTTGCAACATTCTGTCTAATAGTATTAGATACCATGTTAGTTAATTTACCTGAGGTATCGTAAGATAAAAGTTGAATTAATATTTTGTTGTCGTTTTCTGTAATTGAAACCTTGGCTGGTGCACCATATTCAGATGGCATTGTTCTAATTAAAGATTCATAATCCCTTAAGGTCCATTAACGTAAAATGAAACGGTACCAATTTGATTAATTACATTTGTTCCCAAGTTTGTAGCCAAACCACCACCGACTCTATATTGAATAAATAATGTTGAATTTGGTACTAATGTTGAACCTAATGATATATTATTAGAATATCTCTGTATATCTGCAGTAACTCCAAGTGTTGTAAACTCGTTAAGAGCATCCTGTGCAGTATTTGTTCCTCCACCAAAGGTCATTTTTTTGAATCCTTCTGCGGTAAATTCACTTATAAAACGATTTGCTGTTTGTATATATCTACCTACTTTAATACCAGGTTGGTCGGAAACTTTAGTTGGGTCTTCTACAAAAATTCTATCTTCCGCTAATGTATCAACCTCATACCATCTATTTTGAGCCCCTAAAAATTCTGCAACTGACGGAACATTTGTATATTCTGTTCCATTTTTCAATAAAACACTTGTAATACCAAGAACATTCTTCTCAGGTAAAAATAATTCAAAGAATGGTTTAACATCATTTGGTGTTATAACTCTTTTGAATACCTTAGTTATACCATTAACAACTAATTCTCTTTTAGTTATTGTGTAATTTATAAGAACGTTATTTGCATTGAAGTTGGGAATTTTTAATCTGTTAGGGAATCCCTGTGAGTTGTACGGTGATGCGAAATCAATATCATGAATGTTTTCGAAAACTATACCAGCCCCGACAACTTGGGAACCTCTTGTTAAGACTCCAAGGTATCGCTCATCTTCTTTATCACCAAAAGCTGGAACTGTAATTGAAAAGTCAACTAAAGCAACAGATGGTCTTTGCCCTGGTACTTTCAAACCATAAGTTCTTGCAATGTTATATACTGATGACCTTTGTTGTGCATACTGAAGGACTGTTTCTTGAATACTTCTATCAATATTGTAATTCAGGTTGTCTGCAACAGCGGCATTCAAATCCAAAAAAACAGAAAAGACAGACGCGTCGTTGAAATCTTGAATGAGTTCAGGATAATATGTTCTTACATAATTGAGTAACTCAGTTCTTATTGCCTGATAATCTCTTGTTGCGTATGATATTTTTCTATTTGCCATCTATGTTAAATATTGATAATAACAAAATCACTTTGTCCAAAGGCATTTCGTTCTGTTGAATAATCTATTCTCACCTTGGCAGTATATTCTGAAGTCCCTTTTCCTGGCACTCTATATATGTCGTACATTCTAGGGTCTGCCACAGTTCTACTTGTTGTAGGGGGTACTTCATCATCTATGTTTGCGGGTTCGATAGTTATTTGATTCAAAAGTAATTGTGGCATAAATTGTGCAACAGCATCTCTTATATCTGATTGAATTGCATCAAACGTTAGTCCATCATAGGGCTCAAAAATAAATTCATAGATTCTCGTTCCAAATTCAGGTAAATAATATCTTGAACCTTTTCTCGTCAAAATTAAATGAATCAAGTCAGCTTTAATTTGCTGTGTCTCAAATTCAGTCAGTGCTAAGTAATCCCCTTTTCTAGAATCTCTAAAAGGAAAATTTATACCATATGTAATACCATCTGCCATATAGTGATAAATATACTTTGATTATTTTTTTATTGTAGTATTTCCCTTCTGAGCTTTAGGTTCGTATGGACAATGTCTACAACCATTACCACAACAATACCCTCTATCCAAGTGATATTGTTCGGTCATAACTTTTCTTCCGTTTTCTGTGTAGAAATAAGAAGGGAGAAGTTCTACCTTCTCCCTTTTATTTTGGTTGTTTTCCATAGGTTATACTAATGTAATCTCACAAGCACCTCCTGCACATGCAAGTTCCCCACTCAAATCAGTCTCGTCATTATTCTCAACAATCTTAGACAAATCAACGTCTTTAAGAGTGAGCATTAATTCCTCATACTTTTCTTTTGTACAATCCTCGAAAGGTGCTTGTACGTATGTTCCACCGTTGTAGGGTAGACAAGATAGACCATTGTAGTGTTCTTTGTTTTCCCACATCCACTCACCTACAGCTGGCCATTCGTGTTCACGAATAGAAATTGTTGCAGATACGTTGTGAGCATTTGAACCACTTCTATGACCAGGTCTAATCCATTCTTGTTGAACCTTCTTTACTCTTTCAAGTAATTGAATTGGTGATTCATTTCTTAGAATAGACCCTTCAGGTGCTTTTTGTGGAATACTAATTACCGCAGTGTCGTGAGGTCTAAAGTATTCATCTTCTACTAACTCAGGGTGATTTTCCTTGAGATGGGTGTAGATTGATTCGTTCTTACCAACTCTAACTCTTCTGATGTAGTAATCGTTATGCCAAGCGTGGATTCCTGATGATGTACCCAATGTTAAAGAGGTAGTACCTGCTGGTTTTACAGTTGTGGTTCTTGCCGCTTTATTGATACCAATTAAGTTAGCAACTCTTTCATTTTCTTCTTTAACAACTTTTGAAGCGGATTTCATGTTAAGACCTAAGACTGCTCCTGAACCGATACCCGTCATTGAAATTCCAACAAGAGCATCTTTTTCAGTTGTTCTCTGCCAAATTGGTCTGAGATAATGGAAGTCTGTATATCCTGCCTGTAATGTTCCGATAAATGAAGCTGCTCTTACTCTGTCTTCGTAATCTTCTTGAGATACCACGTTTGATACGTTAACCTCAGTTAAGTTACAGAATTGGAAAGGTCTAAGTGCAATTTCACAACAAGGGTTAGTTCCCCAATCTTTGTCGTTTGATAGGTAAATACCTGGTTCACCAGCACCGTCTTCTTTTGAGTCTAAAATACCCTCAAGTTTTATAAGACACTCTTTCAATGGTTGAGGACCAGGAGCTTTACCACCTGAGGTTACAAGTCTTGCACCCTTTGGTCTGATATCACTGAAATCAAACTGAATGTGTGAACCACCAAAGAAGTAAGATTTAACTAATACTTTAACTGCGTCAGCCCAACCCTCAATTGAGTCAGCAACTAACCATCTTCTTCCTCTTTCTTTATTTGGTTTTCTGATTTCAGGTAAAACATCAACGTGGTGTTTTTGAACTGAATAACCAACTCCTGTTCCACCTAAAAGTAAGAACATAATTTCTGAAAATACTCTCCAATCATCAATCGGCGCAAACGCACAGTTGTAAATTCTGTTTGGTGAGATTTCAATAGGTTTACCAGCGAACTGCATCGACCTCATTGAGGGTAATACTTGTTTCTTGTAAACATACTGATAATTCTCTCTAATCTCTTTTTCTAATTTTGGATACATTTTAATATGCATCTCCATGTTTCTTGTAACTAGCTCTTGCCAAGTCTCTCTTCTCTTGAGTTCAGGCATGTACTTCGCGTACTTCATGTACACTGTAATGTCTGATAAAATTCTGTTCGAAATGTCCATTTTTTAAATTTTTAAGGTATAACTTTTTTATCAAAAAATCACCGATTTTTATGATAAATATGCGGTCGGCAACTAAGCGACCACGAAAATAATTAAAAAAAAATAAGTTTTTTTGAGAAAAAGTAGATATTTAATTAAGTCTGATTTTGGGTTTTCTCCCTTTCCTTTCTTTTTTCAAGGAGCTCCTTAACTCTATCTCTTTTTCTTTCTTCTTGTTGTTCTTCGAAACCAAGGAATGTTACCGATGATTCGGTGTCTATTTCCAATAATTCATTATTGAACTTACAGTTCTCGAAGACAACGCCGTCCTTACCAAGACGGGATTTTGTGATGGCGATTGTTGCAAGATTCATTTCTTTTTGTTGTAGAGTCTTAGCAACGGTAATGATTACGTGACCAACTTGTGCTTTCTTGATTGAACCACCCATTTGGTCAGTTGTAACAACCTCAGAGGAGATTGAACTTCTGTTTCCTTGAGTTGCTGTCCAACCAGCAATGTCCAACTCGTGGCACATCGCTTCAAAAGCTCTCATCACAGACCCTTCAGCTTTCCACTCATCTTTAGCACTTGACTCAGGTAATACACAATCAATGTAATCCAAAAGAATCATATCTATTTTTGTACCGTCAGCAATCATTTTTCTGACTTGGTTTTTGATTTGATTCATAGTCATAGTATCAGATGCTAGTTTTTTTAGAACTAACTTGTTTGGCATTGTCTCCCTAATCTCAGTGATTTT